AGGCGATCTTGTATTAGATCCATTTGCGGGTAGTGGAACTACACTTGTTGTTGCTAAAAAATTAAAACGTAAATATTTAGGATCTGAAATAAATCCTGATCATTATGCAAATATAATTAAAAGGTTAGAACAAGTTGAATAATATAATTCATGGAAATTGTTTAGAGGAAATGCCAAAAATGACAAAAGGTTCAGTAGATATGATACTTACAGATTTACCTTATGGAAAAAATATAAAAGAATGGGATAAAATGATTAATTTAAACAATATGTGGGATTGTTTTAATCATGTGTTAAAAGATAACGGTGCAATAATATTAACTTCTATTGAACCATTTACAAGTAAATTAATAATGTCAAATATTGATAATTTTAAATATAAAATGATATGGGTAAAAACTAGAATATCTAATCCATTACTTAACAAGAAAATGCCAAGTAAAATATATGAAGAAGTTTTAGTTTTTTATAAAAATTATCCAATATATAATCCACAAACTTATGAAGTATCAGAAAAATATCGTGATAAAAGAAAAAATGTTAATAATTCAGAATGGGTATCAGGTCAATTTTCAGGTAAAATGACAAGAAAACCTGATATGGGCATTAGACAACCACAAGATGTTTTATATTTTCCTAGTCATTGGTCTAAAGGGATGCATCCAACACAAAAACCAGTTCCGTTGTTTGAATATTTAATTAACACTTATTCTAATGAGGGGGATGTTATATTAGATTGTTGTGCTGGAAGTGGAACAACAGGTGTAGCCTGCAAAAATACAAATAGAAAATATATTCTCATTGAACAAGAGAAAGATTTTTATGAGGTAATAATTAATAGATTAAGATGAATATAGATAAATTAAAAGAGATGGGATTTAATCTCATACCACTTAAAGGTAAGAGTAAAGAACCGATTGGCGGTCTTAATTGGAAACAGTTTCAAGAAGAAAAATATAACGGTAGTTATCCTGATTCTTGTAACATTGGTGTAGTATGTGGTCGTTCAAGCGGTAATGTATTTGTTGTTGACTTGGATGATACTTCGTTATATGATGATTATCCTGAAGAAATAAAAAATACATTTACAGTTAAAACAGGTAAGGGTTATCATTTGTATTATCATTTTCATGGTTTCCCGCCACCAAACAAAAAGTTAGATGATAAACGGGGTAGGCACATTGATATAAAATCACAAGGCGGTTATGTTCTTGCACCAACTTCTATACACCCAAACGGTAGTATATACACAGCAATAAATGAACTTCCAATTATGGATATTGCTATTGATAAATTAAAAACTCATTTACAAAAAATGGGATTTAATGTAGAAACCAAACCAATAGAAGAAATCGCAACTGGTATATCAGAAGGTGGTAGAAATGATGCTACCTTCAAATACGCTTGCTATCTTATACGAGATAAAGGATTATTCGGGGAAGCATTAAAGTTAGAAATTGATCTATTGAATAGTAAACACAAGCCACCACTTCCACCATCAGAACTTGAATTAATTATATCACAAGCAGAAAAGGCAGAACATAACAATATGACAAGACATATAGAAGATGCTAGATCAGTTGTTGATAAATTAAAGGGTAAACCAATTAAATTAACAATGCAGGATATAACACCTACTTATGAAAATAAACCAATAGAATTCGATTGTATGATTACAGCGGTAGGGGAACGTAAGACTTACACAGTTTCAGCAAATACAAGTTGTGTTATTTGTGGTTCACAAAAGAAAGTGTATTGTGATGATTTGCATATATTAGTTGTACCATTCTGCACAAAGGATAAACGCCCATACGATATAGATGAATCTACCAAAGTTACAGCATATATACAGCAGATGAGAATACAAGAGTTCTTGGAAACCGCTAGAAATTCTACCCCTGTTGAGTTTGATGCTGAAATTACTGATGAAGATGTAGGGGAAGCATATATAGGCGACAGAAAAACTATTATTGCAAAGTTTAGAAGCATACCAAAACCAAAGAGTGCATATAATGATATAGTATTTCAGATTACTGAGATGAAAGATTTGGAACAAAAGGAAGGTTGTATGCCAACGGAACAAGAGATAGAAAAGTGGAAGAAGATAAATATATTTGAAAGAGTAACTGCTTCCATAGCACCTGATATATACATTAATCCTAGAATTGTAGAATCCCTGATTCTATGGGCTTGTGGTGGTAATAGTCTTAATGGCAAACGTGATCTTATTCATTGTGGAATACTTGGCGATGCACAACTTGGTAAATCTGATTTGTTATTGAAAATATATAAGTTGTTGCCCGGCTCAGGTTATACGGTTGGAAGAAATACTTCGGGGGCAGGACTTACAATAGCCATGGTAAAATTATATAATGGCACAATGATACCTAAAGCAGGATTTTTCCCACAACACACTGGACACCCATGTATAATTGATGAGATAGATAAGATGAAGAAAGAAGATCATAACTCATGTCTTGAAGTTATGGAACAACAAACTACTTCACAGGCTAAAGCAGGCACAGGTGGTGGACTAACATTACCAACAAAGTGTTCATTATTAATTGCAGGAAACCCTAAGAACGGTAAGTTTAATCCTAAATACCCTACTGTAATGGATAACTTTGAGATGGAAACACCATTTGTTTCACGATTTGATATTTTATGGTTATTAATTGACGACAATGATCCTGAAACGGACAAGTTAATTAGAAAGTTTATCAGAACATATCAAAGTAGGAAACAGGAATATATGACAGTGGAAGAACTACAACGATATTTTGTATATATCAGAAGTTTAGATGCAACTATACCTGATGAGTTTATGGATAAGATTGATGAATTACATACAAAAATGCGACCATTAAATGTAAACAGTGGTATTCCTATTGGATGGCGACAATATCATGGGTTATATAGACTATTAACTGCAAGTGCAAAGGCTAACTTGCGTAGTGTTGTGAATGAAGATGACTTTAGAATTGTAGAAAATATAATTAAAGAATCATATAAGAGTATGAAAATGAACTTGGACAGCGGGGAAGTTACTGATACACATAAGAAAACAAAGGATACAAAGAAAGAAATTATATTAATAACTTGGGCAGAATGTATGGATGAGAGTTTGGATAATACAGTAGATAAGAAAGAATTTATAGATTTGTTAGCAACTAAGGATGGATTTAATGCTCTTGATGCCCCTACAATGTTCAGCAGAATGTTAGATGCAGGGGATCTTATATATGACAACGATTTGGAAAGATATAAGAAGGTTAGATAGTTGGGTAAACTTAGAGATTTAAGAGAACGTAGAGAACAAATGGAATGGGGTGATCCTAATAGAATAGCCATTGAAGAAGAAATAAACAAGATAGAACAGTGGTGTATAGACAATAATAAGGGGTTTGTAACCAAATTAACCACATGGACTAATGGATTAGGGGGGGATAATGACCTATATCCATGGCATACAGGGTATATTGATGTAAAAGATACATGGATGGTGGCAACTTTAAATGGAAAAGGAATAAATTATAATTCTGATAAAAGTATTCATATTTGTAGAAATTGTTCGTAATTCTTATATACGTCATATATATACATAACGTATGGATAAATCATCAGGTCTAAAACAATTTGATAAAGTTATAGCTCCTACAGATTATTTAGGTTTGACAGATTTAATTAATATTGAATGTGATGATGAAAAATGCAAGTGTAAACATTTAAATATAAAGGATAAATCAGATTAATATTGCCAATTAATTTTAGAACAAAAAATATTGATCAAGAAAAATATTATACAATTATAAGGCGTATAATTATGTTGAATGGTGATACAGGCGAATCATTAAGTGGGTATCAGGCTTGGGTAAGATTTAATGTTGATTGGACTTTGAATATTATATCTGTAACAGAACAATATGATTATGAACGATATTATAAACATCTAAATGTAGAAACATCAAGTGGAATTGCTTGGGGAGTTACAGGTCAGAAAGTGATATATATGTTCGTAAACGATTCTAAAAATTCTTTCATAACAAGACAAAATATAATGCCACTTGGACACGAACTTCTTCATGCAATATATCAAGACGAAGTTGGAACAGAACATATTACGAGATTATATGATGCACCTGAAGGTAAGGCAGGAACAAGAGGTGCAAGAGCCACAGTTATTGTTCATGATAATTGGTATGGAACTAAAAAAACAATGAGGATGTGGGTTCGTTGGGGTTTATTTTGGCTACCAATAACTTTTCCATATATACCTGTAAAGAAAGCAAAAGAAATTTACGATTTAACATAGTTTAATATTTTTTGTTTAAGTGGAATTTTACGAAGTGGTTTTATATAACGTAATTTTGGTTTTTCCATTATTTTTTCATAACCCTGTTCTTTATAATATTCGGTTTCACGTTTTCCCAATTTTTTAGATGCATCCCATATAATTCTTTTGTTATATCTTATTCCGTTTTTAATATAATGATATTTTACACCTGTTTTACCACAGTATAACCAACTCCCTGCTTGATATACAATACCAAGATGTCCTTCAGTTTGGTCAGCATAAGATACTAAACATTTTATTTTAGGAAAATGTTGTTTCAATATTTTAATAGATTTACTCATAAAATATGTTCTAGGACATTTACATTCATCAAGTACACACATTCTAAGAAATTCAAATACATTATATTGTGTTCCACCTTCAAATATACTTTGGGCAACAAGCCTTCCACTAACCTGTCCAAATGTTATAACGCCAACAAGTTTAGATTCACCAATTTTATATAATCCACATATTATAGAAGCCTTCCCCATAGCTTGTGAATAATGATGTTTAATCACAAATGGTTTTGCAACCGTTCTATTAATTTTTAATACTATATAATCTACCATTGTGTAAGTTCAGTTTGTTCCCCTCTACCCATTAATGAATCCATACTTATATTCATTGGTTCACATATTTGGCTCATAACAGTTTCTAAACTATCCATATATTTTTGTTTGTCAATATCCTTCCGCTTAGCCATACTTAGTGGACATACTTTAGGATCTACCCATGTTTTTACAAACTCTACAAACTGTCCTTTTTCAACATCACCTAACTGTTCCCCTGCTTTAACCGCTTGTGGTTTAGACTTATATTCTGATGGATTTTTTGCAATCATTACCTTAAATGCTAATTGATCTAGGGGTATTTTATCAAAATCGTCAACAACAGTTTTCATAACATATCGTATCTCTTGTTTTACTTCATTGAAATCTGATATATTCTGAATAGGTTTTAATTTTTCCAAAACATCATTAAACAATCTTTTGACAAATGGTGGTGTATTAGACTTTTTACCACTCAAGCCTTTAATATCCAATTTACCGTCTTTCTTAACTCCAAAGTAATTCTTTTTTCTATCACTTAATACTAAATATTTATATTCTTTGTCAATTTCTAAATCAATAGAATAATGTTTCTTACAAAAATCTATAAGGTAATCAACCTGTTCTTTAGTTGGATTATGGACAAAGACACTATCGGTATCTCCATACAAGACAGGCAAAGATTTGGATTTGGCAGTTTCTATCGTCTTTGAAATTATATTACGCCCCACAGCGGTTACAGCTTCGGCACTTGGAAGAAAATATAACGAGAAGGTTTCAGCACCAATTACACCATAACTTGCATTTAGAAATACCTTAAGTGCTTGAGCAATAGTATTATTTATATCACGATCCTTCTCGGTCTTTGCTTTCTTGCTTAGAACTTTGAAATGATTTACCCTTAATTCCTTTAATGAGCCAATTAATAATGATGCCATTCCAATTTTCTTCGTGCATGACCAATGTTTAGTATAGGGTATTATATTGTTTTTGCACTCATCATGACTACAACATACTGTATCATACGATATATTTCGGGTTTTAATTATACTAGGATATAGGCTTGCAAAATCTAGCACAGTTACGTCAAAATGTATTCCACTAACAGGCTTTAACACTTCTGCACCCTGATATTTCTTGCCCTTTATACCAGCTTGTGTAGTTGCTTCAACTTGTGGAAGATCACTACTACGAGGAATTAATTGATTATTTATTCTATGTTCATTATAGAACATACCCTTGATCCAATTAGATATACTTAGTCTTGATATATCATCAATCGGCATATTAGCAACCCTACACAATATAACAAGCAAATTCATTACCAAGTCGTTGTTATAGTGAGATAACTCATACGTTAATCTGCTATCGTTATAACAATATTTACTTAACAGGTTTAATGATATATCCGCAAGACTACCAACATACTCTACTTTCTTTTCGCCCAACATAGCTTGACTTACATCGTCTAGTTTATCTGTTACATATTTTGCACCAAAGGCATATATTTTGAGGGAACGATTTGAAAACACACCATATAAATCAACATGAATTCCATTATTCAAAGTTGCCTTTTCCTTCATCATCTTGAATGGATTATATTCCAAACCTAACACATTAGCCCTGTTGTATAAATATGGCATATCAAATAGATCTCCATTATATGTAAGCACAAGTGGGTATGAATCTATTACTTTAAACGCTTCTTCCAACAGTTCTTTTTCGCTATCAAACCATTTTATATTATATTTTTTTTCAGGATCATCTTCGCCCATCGCTACTTCAGGTCTTTTGAGTGTATATACTTCTTGTATATCATCAGAATGAAACGATATAGCAGTTATACGTTGTAATGCTTTAGTTGTATCAGGCATTGTATCTCCCACTTCTACTTCAATATCAAATGCAAGTCGTTTTATATTTGGTATATCTTGACCAAGAAGATTTGCCCATTTTTTTACTTGTGTTGCAAATAAATCAGTATCTACAACTGATTCCATATCTATATTTTTCAACTGTATATTATCTTCCGTTTGTATGGGAATTATATTGTCCTTTGATACATCATACCATGTTCCAACCACATACTTTTTGTCATATAAGAAACTTTGATAATATTTTATATCTCCTTCCCAACACACTCCGTTATCACGCAAGTCATATATAACGCTAGGATTATCCACACTAACCTTTACCATTTCCCTTGATTCGTCTTTTATTACATCATATATATCGACATTCTCTACATTATTGATTCCCATTATCTCTTTGATTTGGGGAAGTGTTTCAGGCTTTACATAACAATGTTGCTTATAATCAGAATTACTAACCATTATAATTTTATTGCTAACAGGTTCATAAAATTTGAGTATAATCTTTCTATTTTGGAATACACACGATAATAATATACACTTTGTTATATCTGATCACCCCAACTATCCCATTGGTCTTTCTTTTCTCTTGCAAATAGTTCTATACGAGATACATTTCCGCATAATTCTATTATCCTATCTCTTACTATATCAGGCTTTTTACTATGACGTTCAGGTATGCTTTGTATAATTTCAGGTTTTTCAAATGTTTCAATTAATTGTCTTACACCTGCTGATACTCTTTTCGGTTTACCCTTTGTTCCCAATATACATATTTCACTATTTGCTCGTGTCCACCTACCCATTCCCATAAAGGCTTTTAGATTTTTATGATATTTTACCCAATTAAATGCACAAGTTTTTGGCGTAAAACCCCATGATTTCATAACTTCCATACAAGTTCCGTCTATAAGTTTTGGAAATGTTACCCACATAAACATTATACTATCCTCTTTTGATATATTATTTACAGGTAAATTTTTTAATTCCTCAAGTGTCATTACATTATATTTACACCCTGCACCACGTTTGCCTGCTAATGCTTTATCGTCATAACTCCATGGCGGATCACAATATATAATATCATATTTTTTATTTGGAAGTATCAATTACCTTTCCTCAAATTCTTCGGGATCACTTCCACGACCAAACATACACTCATAACAAACAGGCTCATCGCCAAGATCAAAACATTCTCTTAAATGTGATTCAACAATATCACGCAAACCATTACACATTCTACATTTAATTTCATATACCTTTGTTCCTTCGTCATCAAACTTCCAATCTAATATAGAATATAATTTATATCTTTTCCATTCTTGTTCTTGACGTTTTTGGCGTTCTAATTTATTCAATGTTAATATAGTAATATTCTATAATATAATTCTTTCCATATCAAAACAAATATATTAGACGACTACTACTAACTATTGTTAAGTACGGTTGAGAAGGTTAGCTAAAGGGCATTGTGGGCTAACTCCGAAGCCTGTAACAGTTACACAGGTGGAAAACCAGTATGCCCCGCTTAACATTTTTATGTTTTAGTCATTCGTCTTGCGATAGACATTTTGTTATATATTTTATCGCCAAATCTACAAAACTTTTCTAATGCAAAATGATGTGTGTTGCATAAATACATGAATCTTTTGGGATTCTTTTTGATCATTGGCAACAAGTGTTGATAATATTGTAAAGAACCGCTATCATTCTTCGGATAGTCCTTATATATTATATCATTTTTTAGATACCACAGGTGGTGAATAGTCATTCCCCGTTTTGCTGATTTACAATTACATATCCAACAGTGTCCATTTCCTAATGATATATCGCCACATTCTTTTTTTATAATATCAATTTCTTCCTTAATGGTCATACACTTATATACTATGTTTTGTATATAAGGATTTATTTAAATTGCTTTAGAAACGAATTTTCCACGTATATAACTATTAAAATATTTGCCTTTAGACTTTGCTGATTTAAATTCTTGCCAAGTTTCTGAATCCACTTCTTGACATTCAAATACTTCGCCTTCCTTACCGATATATATCTGCATTAACTTAGTTTCGCTGTTATACTTTGCCCCTTGTATCCAACTTCCGCCAACAAAACTATCTTCTGTCAAGAAAATTCCCCTTCCTCTTTGCTTTTCATTATATTGCTAAGTAGATAATCCATAGTTTTATCTAATTCAGTTTCTATTGTTTGTAATTCTTCTCTAGTTAATCCTATTTTTATTCCCACTTCTAATTTTACAATCTCTTTAAATTGTGGTGGTATATCTAGGACTTCTATTGCTCCATATACACAGGTAAACATTTCTCGTGGCGTAATCACTTTAGATCTTCCAACTCCTTTTCATTAATTTCATCTTGGTTATAGTTAACACCCCTGAAATATAAATGTATGTCTTGCTGATTTCGGGAATACCAATATATTAGAATGGCAAATGTAATTATAAAACCAAATGGTATAAGTAAGAAGAACATACTTAGAGAAGGCACTAGAAATAATCGTCTTGCTCTAATCAATTATATAATAACCTCACAATCACATTTTTCCTTACATTTCTTATTAAGACATACTACACCATAATGAGCTTTAAATCCATTTTTACAATATGGACAGTCTTTATTCTTCAACATTCCACCATTTTTTTCTCATATATAATCATAAAATTTGTTTCACAATTTGAACAAGTGCAACCAACCTCGCCATCATATTCTTCAAAATAAAACAAACCTGAATATTTACACTTTGGACAACGTTCTTGTTCTTCCCAATTACCTTCTGTATGCCCCAATTAATCTTCCACCTCTACCGCCTTATATTCTGATCCAAATTGCATATTCAACATGAATATAATTTTTTCAGCTTCAATTTTTTCCCCAACAAACTCTTTGTTTGTAAAAGGATCACGCCAAAATATAGGTTGATTATTAAAATATTCTGCTATTCTATATAATTTCTTTTTCAATTCAAAAACACCTTCAATTCTTTTTTTAGTTGTTTATCATAACATTTATTGTGTATTTTATAATATGCTTCTCTACCAAAATACTTAGCATATTCTGTTCCTTTTTTTATTTTTCTATTACAAACAGAACATATATGTTCTTCTCTAGCCTTAGAAGGTGAAAATTCTCTAACTATCAATTATACCCCACTCTCCCTAAAATCTTCTAATCTTTCGTGAGCAACTTCTTTGAATAATCTTTCAGTTTCATGAAATAACACACTTAACAAACATTGTTTTATAACATTCACCCTGTCGCCAAATGTTATATCCATTTTATTAATTAATGATATCATTTCTTTAGCATACATATTACAGGCTTCGGGTTCTTCGACTTTATCAATATCTTCCATATCCTCATATACTTTGGTTACAGTTTGACTTATTATTGCTTGTCTTTCGTCTTTTCCTATACCCATTTTTGTTAAAGGATCTTCTTTATTTTTTCTCAATCTCGATCATTCCTCGCTTCATATATTGCGATAGCGTGTTCTTCTTCGCAAGTTTGACATAATCCTTCGTCATTAACATATTCTACAACTTGATCGCAATTTTCACACTTTGGGGAAAAATCGGTTTCTTCCACACTTGACATACTTAGATAATTTACTTTGCTCAATATAAATCTACCTCGACTTCCCTTCGTTTACGAAGCCAATCCCATTCAGGTCTTTCTTCTTCGATATATATTTTCAATTTTTACTCCTTAAGTAATATGATTCGCCCATAGGTGAATCGTGATGTGAACATACTATTTCAATCTGTTTTTGTTTTTTATTTTCATATATTCGTAATGAACATTCAGTTTGAGGACATACTTTATTCAATAAAGTTTGTGAATCTGAGGGGGAATCTAATTCAATTTCCATAGTTCCACTATTATTTTCCCACCCTAAATCTTCACCTCTTATATAATATTCACCTGTTGGGTTAAACTTTGCCAATATTTCGCCAAACATTTCGTTAAAGAAATCCCATTCGTCATTTAAAAAATCAATATTTTGTGATAAATAACTCCATATATCTTCTTTATCAGGTATTTTACCCTCGTTTTCTTCCATATATTCTTTAACAAATCCATAAACCCATGTTCCTTCAACTGCTTCAACGCCATGTTTCAAGGCATTATTCATATCTTCTGCATAAGCTTCGATAAAATCAAAATCACTTGCTCTCATTATTAATTTACCCAATTATAATCCCACCTCACTTAATTTTTTATCAACTACTATTCTTGTTTCTTCGGGCAACTCGTCAAAATGATCCATGAGTATATTATATGCCTTCATAAAAGAGAGTTTTGAGGGCAATTTTTAGTCTTGCTCCTCATTTTTATCAACAAACTCTTGCAATACACCAAAGTCCACATTTAGAATTTCACTTCTGTTTCCATACATTCTTTCTTTTGGATATTCAAAAAGATCATTTATTATATATCCAATTTCTGAAATAAGATTATCTCTAGTTTTTGCATGAACATATTTTTTATTCTGTTGTTCAGGTCTTAATGGTTTTCTAGTTTTTTCGTCTTTATCACCCCATTGACCACCCGATTTTAATCTATAATAATCTAGTGCCATGTCTAATTCTTTAGACATATAATCTAAACTTTCTTTTAGATTAACAAGTTCGTCAATTACTTTTTCTTCGTCTTTGCGTATTTTTTTGTTTGCTGATTGTTGTCCTTCTGTTTTACTTGTCATTACAAAGTAAAAACCATTTTGATTTATAAATCTATTGCTAGATCGCATAACACCGTTATATTTTCGTGAGGGGAAATTATTGTTAAAGTTTTAAAATTAAAAAAAGAAAGATTGGAAGATATACCTTCCTTTCTTTCTTGCTAGTGGATATGAGCCACTAGATAGAATACTCGCTTCTGTCCAAGAAAACTTGAAATTTCTTTCAAGTCCTATCGGGTTACAGATTACCAAATTTCAATCGATCTGCTTTGATAGACGTTCTACAATAAGTTAAGCATACTTGCCTAATATATATCTTTGGTATTGTTAGTATCCATAGTTTGCATACTACGGTATATTACCGTACTTAAATACTCTATTTCCTTCGGCGAACTATATAATATATTGCCCAGCGAATCATCCCTGATGCAGGAAGTACACCTGAACTAGGGCAATATATACGCCTATATATTTTGGGTTACAGGAAGTTTTTACCTGCTAACGCAAAAAAATAAAATATAACACGCCTATATATTTTGAAAAATTGAGTTCAGCAGGTAAGAAAATAGATACAAATAACGAGGGATTGTTTAATACTTAGAGTTTTTTTCTTTTTTTAATTTATAAAATAATCTGCTATCGCCTTCTTGATATTGTATCAAGTGTGGTTTTTTACCGTCATGTATTAATTTATGACAAGCATAATGAACATATATTATGATTTCATTTGGAAAATATGAAACATGGTGCTTTATAAGTTCAAATTCTTCTTCGGGATCACAACCACATACCCCGCATTTTTTCTTATTGTTTAGAAATATTCTTTTCACTTTTCTGCTTCCTCATAAGTTTTCATTGACCAAATTATAAGTTCAAGTTTTGAAACACGATCTTTTAATTCTTTTACTTCTGCTTCTAATTGTTCGTTATTATATTTTAATTGTTCATTAGAAATACAAGTGCAACAACAATTCAAAGTATTCCCACAAGTATCACATATATAATTAGGATCTTCTGCCATGTATGTGACTTCGTGAGTTTCTGGATCATATTGTTCTTCGTATCTACAATTTTCACAAGCCAATATTTAACACCCCACTAACTCCCCATGTAAATCATATATTCCTTCATTACCATATTTTTTTTCTGCTTCATTAAGTTTTTGTATTGTCTTATATATTTCGACTAATTGCACGTTTAAGAGATTTCTAACACCTGAAACACTACCAAGCCATACACCATGCCAATCCACCGTTAAACCACACTTAGAACAAAATGGAACAAAATGACTTGTATTCATTCGTTCAAATTGTTTAATTTCTTCGGGCTTTCTTTCATGTTTGCAATAAACACATTTTGTTATATTTTCATTATTAAGATCTTGAGGAAAAGAATCAAGACTTAATATTTGTTGACAAAAAGATATTATATTATTATCGTGTAATTCATACCCCGTAGTAATAGAATCTGATCTAATAAATCCCGTCATTTTATTTTTTATTCCTCATTATCATTTTT